GAATTGTGGTGGGACTTTCCCGACGAGACCTCATCAACGGGCGAGAACAACCGCTATATCGCCATGAACTATACCAATCAGCCGGGCTACTGGTTGATCGGCAAGAGGAACAGAACCGCCGGGGACCGGATCGGCACACTGGACTTTCCCGTGCTCGGCGGTCCGAACGGAACAGGCGGGGCGTTGTTTCAGCACGAGAGCGGCTACACCGATAACGGCACGCCGCGCGCCTCGAACGGCGACGTCTGGGTCGAGAGTGGGTCGATCAACGGCGGCGAAGGCAACAACCGTCTGCATGTGAAACAAATTGTTTTCGACGCGACCTCGAGCCCGACCCTGCCGCCGCCGTTCGGCTTCCGTTTCGCCTCCGCCGAGGAGCCGTGGGATACGGCCACGGATACGGGACTTTACCGTGAGATCCACGATGGTCTGATGGACGTGCGGTTCTCCGGCCGCTCCATTCGGATGCGGATCGAGGGGTTGATTGACGGGCCATTCAGCGTTGGCCGTAACCGGCTGATCATGCGCCAGGGGGGCACGCGCTGATGGTCATGCGTCCGCACCCTCCCGCGCCGTTCTCGCCGCCGGTATCAGGTGACATCGACCAGCGGCTGGCGCAGATCGTGCAAATGGTCAATCAGAAGGCCGATGCCACCGTCACGCCCGCGTATCACTCCCTGGCGCTGATCGACGAGACGGGCCAGACATGGCGGCTTCGTGTCTTCCCTGACGGAACCCTTCATACGGATCTGGTGACACCATGACACTACCGAAACGCTCCACCCCGGAGCCGTTCGCTCTCGCTCATCCCCCGGCGGCGATCCCTGTTCCGCCCCCAGACCCCGTTCCGACCTTCGACGCGGTGAACATTCGCGCCAGCGACGGCAGCGTGTGGCGCATCCGGGTCACCCCGATGGGCTCGATGTTGCTGGATCGTATCGTTACATAGATGCTGTCCTCCGAGGAAAAGCGCGCACGCCTCCAAAAGGCCCTCGATCAAGGGGGCGGCACGCATACGTTACAGGATGTCATCGACCTCGTGCGCGAAGGCAAAGCCCAGTTCTGGGAAAACGGCGACGGTTCGATCATCACCGAGGTTCATACGTATCCCCGGCGGAAAGACGTGCATTACTGGCTGGCGTCCGGTGACCTGCGTTGCTGCCTTGAATTACAGTCGAAGATCGATCCGTGGGCGATCTCGCGAGGCTGCACCATGGCGACGATCACGGGACGCAAAGGCTGGCTGCGCGCGGCGGCGGAGGCGGGGTGGGCGCTAAGTCCGAACCTGTATCAGATGTATAAACCACTCGTGGAGGACTAACGCCGTGAAGTCCAAGCCACAGACCTCTACCGCCGAGACCAACACCTCCAACTACATTCCCGAATGGCTTGGCGCCACGGGACAGAGCGCGGTGGAGCGCGCCGACGCCCTCTCGTATCGGCCCTACGATCCCTACACGGGACAGACTGTCGCGCCACCAACTGGCGATACGCTGGCCGCGTATCAGGGTGTGCGTGACCTCCAGGGCCAGGGTGACCCGGCGCTCGCCGCCTCCTACAACGCCTACAACAATCTCGTCGGACAGGCCCGCCCACAGACGGCGGATCAACTGACCGCCGCCACCAATCCGCTGTATTACAACTTCGAACAGAACGCCTTCGACCCGGCGCGGGCGCGTTATGATTCCGCCATGCGCGACGCCCAGGGCGGTTTCGCCGGCGCGCAAGGCCAAAGCCAGGGTTACTTCAGTGGCGCCAGCGGCCAGAACCAGGGACTGCTGGGCAACTACCTCGCCGCCAACAGTCCCGCCACCGCCGAACAGGTCGGGCGCAACGCGACGGCCCTGATGTCGCCCTACCGCGACGACGTGATCAACCCGGCGCTGGCGGCGGGGCAGCAACAGCTGGCCCTGGCGAAGCAAGGCGTGGCGGGCAACGCCAACCAGGCGGGCGCGTTCGGCGGATCGCGTCAGGGCGTTCAGGAAGGTGTCGCCGACGCGCAAACCTCGCTCGGCACGCAGCAGTTCATCGGCAACATGCTCAACACGGGCTGGGGGCAGGCGCTCGTGCCGGCCTACAACCTCGCCAATAACGCCTCCCAGCAGGGCTACAACGCCGCCAGCCTGCTGTCCGGGCAGAACTTCAACGCCGCCGACCGGCTGGCGCAGCAGGCCTACGGCGCGGCGGGACAGCTGGGCACGCAGCAGTTCAATACCGCCGCCAACCTTGGTGGGCTGATGGGCAGCGGCTACGGCAACGCCGCCACGGCGGGACAGAGAATGAGTGATGTCAATCTCCAGGCGGGTATCGGCGCCGCCGGGGCACTGCCGAATGTCGCTCAACTACAGCAAGGTATGGATCTGAAAGACATCGGCGCGTTGCAGGCTTCGGGAACATCGCAGGAGAACTATCAGCAGAAACTCGATAACGCCGCGCTGAGCCAGTATTACGAACAACAGAACTGGCCGGTGCAGAATCTCGACCTGCTGCTTGGCGCGGTGGGTGGCATTCCGTATTCGACGCAGGGCACCGGGTTCAATCAGCAAAACACGACCCTGAACAAGAACGTGGCCGGCGGCGTCCTTGGCGGCGCGCTGGCCGGCGCCAGCACGGGCGCGGCGGTCAGCGCGGGCAACCCCTATGTCGCCGCCGGTGGCGCCGTCATCGGCGCGCTCGGAGGGCTGAGCTGATGGCTGACTACATCCCCTACGCCGATCCTGATCTGGCCCTCGGCTCCAGTGTCGGCGCGCTCGCGCCGGGGTCGCTCAACACCGGTAACTGGGGCATGTCTTCCGTCTCGGGGCTCTACCCCTCTTACGCGGGAGGAACCGACACCACGAACACGTCTTCCGGCAATCTGACCAAGACGCTTCAGGGGCTGACCAAGGGCTTCGCGGATAGTCAAAAGCCCGCCGACAGAGCCTCTCCTGGCGCCGCCATGCCGCAGATCGCGCCGCCCGGCCAGCCCATGCGGCGGGTGGCGCTCGATCAACTGGTGCAACTGCTCAACAAGCATCGTGACACGCTGCTGGACTCGGCGACCACGCCGGGCGGGCAGGCGCAGCCTTATAACGCTCCGCGCACTATTGGATTGTTGGGGTTCTGATACGATGGCCGAAGACACCGCGTCCACCACGTCCGATCAACAACTCTCCCAGATCATCGCCCAGTTGCTGGCGGGTAAAACCGCGCAGACCGCCGCCGACCCCAACAGGGGGCCGTCATCGATGGAGGGGCGCGGTCTGCTGTCGCGCCTCGGTGAAGGCCTCGCCGGCGGCGCCCAGTACGGCTCGACCCAGGAGCGGGAGCAGGGCGGCCTCGCCGCCCTCGGCGCCATGGGCGCGCGGATGCTTCAGGCGTCGGACTGGTCCTCGCAACCGCACACCTTCGGATCGATCCTTGGCCAGGGCCTGGAGTCCGCCCGTGGCAGCCTTGGCCAGACCCAGGCGGTAAGCGCGGCACAGCATTACGCGGCGCAACAACTGGCGCATCAGCAGCAGCAGGATCAGATCGCGCGACTGCGGGAGGCGCTGCCGTATCTGCAACTGCAACAGCAGATGAGGGGTGCGGCGGAGGCGGGACGCCTGCTGGGTGACGGCGGTGGCAACACCAGCATCGGCGCGGCGGGCGACGGAACCTACGTCGGCGCCATCGGTGGCCATGAAGGCACGGGGAAGAACCCTAACTCCTCGGCGGTCGGTGTTGGTCAGTTCCTCGACAGCACCTGGATGGACTTCGTCAAAGCCAATCCTCAGTACTTCGCCGGAATGACGCCGGAGCAGGCCCTGGCGGCGCGCAAAGACCTGGAGTTCGGCAAGAAGGTTGGACCTGTCGCCATCGAATGGTTGGCGAAACAGAACGCCGACGCGCTCACCAAAGCGGGCGTGCCTGCCTCGGGTCCGGTCCTTGGTATCGCGCACTACCTCGGCGCGGGCGCGGCGGCCAACATCGCCAAAGCCCCTGACAGCGCGATGGTGTCTTCCTTCGTCCCCGCCGCCGCCGTGGCGGCCAACCCCGAACTGAAGACCATGACGGTCGGGCAGATGAAAGCCCGCTACGCCAACACGCCCAACCCTTCGTTCATGGGCGCTTCCGCGCCAGGACAGGCGGGCGCCCCCGCCACCCCAACTCCCGTTGGCCAGAACCCGAACGCCAAGGTCCAGATCCCTCCTCCGGCGGCACCGGCGCCGGGACAGGCCACCATGCCACCGCCGGAGCCGCCCCTGCTGACTGGCACGGCCCAGACGGCGGGCGATGTCGGAGCGCCAACCGGAACCGTCATTCCGCCCTCGCCAGCCGGCAGTGACGCCACCGTGGCCGCCATCGAAGAGGGCAGAGCGTCTTCCCCGGCGCGGACCGGAGCGCCTCAGCCAGGAGCGGTCGTCACCGCCCAGGCGGGTGGACAGCAGCCGACCACCCAACTCCCGCCCATCAAGGCCGGCGACGGCCTTATCACGCATCCCGGAACCTATTCCGAGTATCGCGCGCGGGAGTTCGTCCCGCCGCCGCCTACCGAGGACTTCAACCCCAATCTGACACCGGCGCAGCAAGGGGCGTTCGCCGATGAACGCAAAGGGCTCGATAAAAGAGCTGCCCTGGTCAGGACGCTGCCCTACGCGGAACAACCGAAAGCGGTCGGTGAGATCCTGTCCGCGCGAGCGGAACTCGCCGCGAAGATCCAACTGGCGGCGCAGGAGAAGGCCCAGAAAGCCGCGCTCGCGGTCACCAAATACAATGAGACCCAGGACAACGCGATCCGCCCGCGTTACGAGAAAGAGGTCGATGCCTACAAGGCGGCGGCGCAGGCCAACCTGGCGCACTCGCAGGCTCTGGAAATTGAAGGAGAGAAAGGGAAGCAGTCGCGTCTCAGCACGGCGGCGGGCGCCGAAGTCGAGCGCGGCAAGGCGGTCAAGGAGGCTCTGGACAAGGATTCCATCGCGGCATCAAGCCAGCATCAGAGTCTGGGAGGACTGCTGGCCTTATCTGATAATGTCGATGACACCCACACGACACTGCAAAGTCTCGCCAATATCAAATATGGTGGCACGACACTGCTTAATCATCTGACCAACGCGGGCGTCGTCGCCAAGGGTGACGCGGGTCCGATCCAGATGCTGCAAAGCGGGATCTCTGGCGCGATCACGCAGTTGCGGGCGGGGATACAGATGGGCGCTCTGTCCGATCGCGATCTGACCTTTATCGAGAGCATGGGGCCGTCGCTCTACGAGGATCAGGCCACGCGCACCGCCGTGATCAAATACCTGCAACAGGCGTCGCGCGCCAAGATGCGATTCAATACGATTTACAATGAAGAAATAACGCGCCCTGGCACCAACCCCGCCGAGGCGTTGGAGCGGACTCGTAACATCATGGATGAGAAACATCCGATCGTGCCTCAGATGCCGGCTGATCTCTTTGAGCACCGAAGAGATAAAGATCCGGTCTGGATGAACAAAGTAGCCGAATGGGCGCAAGAGAATAACGTGAAGCCGCGCACGTTGTATCGCGCCCCCGGTGGTGGGCTGAAGCTGGTGCCGGACCCCGGTAAGCCGGAGGCGAACAATGGGGCTTTTCGATAACGACACATCGCTCGGCCCGCAGGGGGGCGGCGGTGATGCCACCACCATACCCACCGCGCCCGTCAATCCTTTCCTGGCGGAGAAACCACCCAGCCCCCTGACGCACGCTTACCAGAACGGGTCGCCGATCGGCCGAAGCCTCGGCCTCGGCACACGGGACGTGATCGAGGGCGCCCTGAGCCTGCCCATGACCGCGCTCGATCTCGGTACTTATCTCGGGCGCGGCCCGATCCGCGCGATGGGGGGTTCCGCCACCGCGCCATCGGACATGCTGCACAACGCCCTGACCTATATCGGCCTGCCGGAGGCAACGACACCCGGAGAGAAATTCCGCTCCGAGGTCGCGCGCGGTGGAGCCGGTATGATCGGGCCACAGATCGCGGGCGCCATCCCTCGCGTGGCGGCGGCGGTCCCAACCGTGCTCCGCTCCGCGTTCGCTCCGGCGCCACTTCACTTCCGCTCGCCGCCACTCAGGTCGCCGCCGGAGGCGTCGGCGGGGGCGCGGGCGAGGTCGCGGCGGAGGCAGCGCCGGACTGGGCGAAGCCGGCGGCGCGACTGGCGGGTAATATCGTCGGCGCGGGAGGCGTTAGCGCCGTTTCCGACGTGGGAGGCAAGCTGCTGAACGCGATACGCGGTTTGCGGACGCCGATGGCGGACGCATACGAACAACTACGGATGTTCCCGCGCACGGCGGGGGCCGTCACCGAAAACCCAACCACGCGCTCCCTGGAAGCGGGGGCGACCAAGATGCCGTTCGCGATCGGTCAGCTACAACCGGCGCAACGCGACACCTCCAACCAGTTCCACAACGCGGTGGAGGACACCGCGCGAATGTTAGGCGGCGAGCGCACCGCGCAGGAGGCCGGCGGCAGCGTGCAGCAGATCCTTCAGGACTGGCACGGCAACACGTTCCCACGCTCCCAGGACGCGGTCTGGAACCCGCTCAATCAACGCCTGGCTGGCGCCTCCGTCGATCCCAACGGCTATCGCAGGGCACTGGAACGCCTCGCCAATCCACCGGAACTGGGAGGGATGAACGAGACGCAACGGCTGGCGGGATCGGCTTTCGCCAGGGAGCGGCTCGCCGCGCTGAACGCGGACCTGCCGCCAGGATCGTCCATGACCTGGGGGCAGGCGCAGGCCATCCGCCGCCAGATCGGCGCGGACATGGGAACCCCCGACATCATCAACAGCGTGGGCACGGCGCGCCTGCGCTCGCTCTACGCCAGCCTCGCGGAGGATATCGGGCACACCGCCACCGCGCACGGCCAGGGGCGGCTGTTCAGGGAAGCCAATCAGACCACGATCGACGCGCACAATTTCATCGACAACACCCTGGTCAAAGCGATCAAGGCGCGTAATCCGGGACAGGAATCGGTCGCCCCCGACGCGGCGGCGCGGGCGCTGCTGGAGAGCAACAGCGCGATGCAGGATCTCCGCGACCGCGTGCCCCAGGCGGCCGATGCCCTGGCGGCGTATAAACTACGGCAGGCCGCTCTGGCGAAGCCCAACCAACAAGGCGCCACCGATACGCCTTCCGCCGGATCGTTCCTGACCGAGATGCGAAAGCAGCAGATGACCAGGCCGGAAGGCACGGCGGCGCTCTACAACGACCCGGACGTAGAACGGAACCTGCGGAACCTCCTGACGGTGGCCGGCAATGTCAAAGAGACTGAACGGCTGATGAACACGTCGGGCACCGGCGGGGCGTTACAGACCGGGCAGGCGCTGACGTTCATTCCGCGCACGCTGATGGCGCTACATTATGGCGGCCCGAAAGGGGCCGCTTTATCCGCCGCCGCCGATGTCGCGCCTTACGTCGCCGGGAAAGCCCTGACTTCAGGGCCGGGGATAAGGTGGGCGGGAACACCGGCGGGGCCGAGATTACCTCTCGACCCCAAAGTAGCGGGTCTACTGGGCTACCTCGCCAATCAGTGACCAGAGTGGGACAGGAAGAGAAACATAATAAACAGGCCGCCCGCGAAGCCGAGAATGAGATCGATGATCATGGCGTCGCCACCATCCACAGGAACACGCCGACCACGGCGGCCACGGCGGTGGCATCGGTGACCCAGCCCCAGGCGTCGCTCCAGAGCCGGGAGCGGCTGCGTCTGAAATGCCAGTGCCAGGCGAGGGAATGGTTCATGCTCCCGCCTCCGCGTTGAGCGCCCTCACGAGCGCCGTGGCATGTTCGAACGCCGCCCCGCGCGCCAGGACCTCATCAGCGCGACCGGGTTCGTGGCGGAGAATATCGTAGCGGCCGTCTTCGCTTTCGCCCGCCGCCCTGATGAGGCTGTAACGGATCGTGGTTTCTGTCGATTGCATCTGTTTGACCTTTTCACTGTTTACATAAAGGACCGGAGCCAGGGTCAGGGTCGCCGAGACGAAAGCGCCCCGACCCCGGCGAGTGCCGCGCGAAGGAGGAAACCGTTCAGGCGGCGCTCTCTCCAACGCTACCACGCCGCTTCCGCCGCGTCAGGCCAAGGCCAACCATGCCGGCGCCAAGCAGCGCCAGCGAGGCGGGCTCCGGCACCTGGGACGTGACGATGGCCTGACTGTTTCCAACCAGTGATCCGCCGGCCGTCAGGGTGCCCGACAGGCCCAGGCTCATCGAGTAGAGGTTGGGGTCGGCGAACGGACCCTGGTGGTTGAAGCCAAAACCATCCGTCGCCAGCGTGACCAGTTTGGTATCGCCTCCAGGCACCAACGATGTGCCGGGAAGATTGGTCGGCGTGGTCGCGCCCTGCGTGTTGGCGTTGTCGGCGAAGTAGAGGAAGTTCGCGCTACTGCCGATGGCGCTCTGGAACGTGCCCGACGAGGACGCGGAGAAGTCGGCCACCGGGCCCTGGAAATTGGTCCCGCTGATCGCTACCTGATAAGAGATCGTTCCGCCGTTGTTATTGATGACCTGAAACGACGAGGTGTTCAGGCTGTTCGTCACCCCGATCACCTGGGTCTGCGCTGATCCCAGGAACTGCACCCCGGCGACGGTCTGGTTGGCGACGGCGAGCTGGCCGACAGCCGCGTTGGTGTCGCAGGCCGCCTGATCGGCGCAGCTTACGATGGTGCCGTTGATGTTGGCCGAGATCATCAGGGTGGCATTGGCCGATCCGATCGCCATGGCGCTCAGGGCCGTGGCGGCATATAGTAACTTTCTCATGTTTAAGTCTCCTTGGTGTTCGATAAAGTTAAACGGTGTTTCCAGGCTCGTCCCGGCGAAACGTCACGAACACATTCTTGGGACGCAACATAAAACTCAACGACTTATCGGTCGAAAGTCGGGATCTCAACTGAAACTGTCGGACTTCTTTACAGTGGCCGGGGCCAGCAGCGCCCGCACCGCTTCGCGGAGCTGTTCGTTCTGCCGTGTCAGGTCGGCGACCTCTCGTTCCAGTTCCTCGATCTGGCGGCGCAGCGCGTTGATGAGGCTCGGGACCATCACGACTTCAACTTCAGTCGTTCAAGTGGGATCATCGTCATGGTTTGGGGTTCTCCATCCAATCGAGGAGTTCTTCGGGAGTCAGGTAACGGAGCAGGTAATCAGTCCAGAACCCGACCATTTCGTCCACGTCGGCCATTCTTAGTTCCAGGCTGTCGTCATCTCCGTCGGTCCACGCCATCACCATCCGCGTATCATTGAGGAACATGACCCGCGTTTCGCCCCGATCCCCGTACATGAGCGCCATCAACCGCAAAACCCGCTGCTGTTTGGCGTCATGCGGAGCACACTTTCCGGCATGGTCCGTTACCGGGTCATAGGTCGGATGGTGAAAGCCGCTCACCCCTTCGAGTAGCGAGGACCTCTCGCCCCCTCGGCCCGCAGCGCGAAACCCTCGGCCCAGGCGGGCAGCTCCGACATGATCGCGCACATGGAGTCCACGGACCCAAAACCGATCGGGGGTTCACAAACGACCTCGTCATGGATCAGAGTTAATGGGCGATAGCCTTCCCGCTCCAGGCGCAGCGCGGCATGGACAAGGAGATCGCGACACAAACCCTGCACGGCGTTTTCCGTCAGCCGGCCTCCGTAGGTTTGCTGCCTCTCCCATTTCTTGTTCAGGCTGTTGACCGCCATATACGAGACGCAATCGTTGCCAAAACGACCCGTTTCAACAAGAGGTTGGGCGTACCAAAGGTAACGCCCTGACGGTAATCTCAGTCGCAACCATTTTCGATCCTGCCTGAACCTGATGCGCCCGCCCGCCACCGCCGTCGCCTGACCGGGATGACGCACGGCGTCGATCGCCGCCTGGTTCATATCGCGCCATAGCAAGGGGATATGGGCATACGTCTCTCGATACACACCCACGGCGCGTTCCGCCTCTTCCGGGGCGAGAAGGACACTCGCCTGGGCGATGCAGGTCTCACGGAACTTGTGCCATCCCATCTGGTAGCCGCAGCCAAGCACCAGGGTCTTGCCGACGAAACGGGCGCGACTGTCTTTGGTGACGGTGGCGGGGTCGACGCCGTAAACACGCGCGCCGATTTCCTCGTAGACTTTCCGCTTCGCGCGGAACGCCTCGACCAGATCATCCTGGCCGCTCAGCCACGCCACGCCCACCGCCTCGACCGAGGCGAAGTCGCCCGCCGCGATTTCGTGACCCTCGGCGGGGATGATCGCGCCGCGCAGCATCTTCGAGATGACATCGAGCGGCGGGCCGGCGATGGCATCGACCATCGCGGCGCCGTGGTCGAGCAGTTCGCGGTGCCCCTCCCAGTCGTGCACGACGTCACGCGGGAAGTTCTGCACCTGCAACCCTTGCGAGATATACCGTCCGGTCGATGCGCCGTGATAAGACAGGAGGCCCCGCACGCGGCCGTCGGCATCCGCCCGGTCACTGATGGCCGCCAGCTTCTTCACGCTGATCTTACCGGCCTCCAGGCGGCACCGGAGGACGCTCTTCTCCAACAGTCCCACGCGGGGATCGGCGATCAGGCGCTGGATGTCGCGCCGCCGCAGATCGGGGATCTTCTCATCGCCATCTTCGTCAGCCTCTTCCAGATCGTCGAGCAGCTCGCCCTCACGAACAAGGTCGGGAGGCGGCGCCAGATCGACACCGCGCTTCATCAGCCACTGCTTGAGCGCGCCGACATTCGACGCGGTTTTCACGACACCGACCGTGAAGAGATTCATGTCGTGATTGAGGAGCTTCACGGTCTCTTCCGCCACGATCGACGCGGCGGCGACGAAGCCCAGATCGAACCGCACGCCGCGATCATTCATGACCTCGGTCAGGTCCCAGACATCAAGTTCCGGCTGGGGCAGAGCGGCGGTGGAGCGGTAAACCTGGCGCTCTACCTTCACATCGGTCGAGCAATAGTCGCTCAGTCGGGTCAAGCGGTCCTCGTCTTCCCACCACGCCAGAGAGCCATCCGATGTTCTGCGGGGTTTGCACATCTGGAGCATGAGGCGCCAACCGTCGCCGTCTTTCTTAATCGGTAAGCCGAGCGCCATCCCCGCCCCGTCGAGCGAGGCCGGCAGGGCCTGGGCGCGGGCGCGCGCCATGGTGCAGATAAACTGCTCACTCAGGATCAAAGGCCAGCCGTGACGCGGGTGCAGGACGTGCTCGATGATGAGACGTTCGAACTGGGCGTTATGAGCGACGATCTGAACCATTGGGCTGTCGAGCGCGGCGCGGTATCTCTCCGGTAAATCCCAGCCAGGGCGCCATTCGATCGGCTCCTCCATGCCGAGCGCCAGGCGGGCGACGGTGACCGAGGTGGAAGGGTCCGACGCATAGACGTATGCGCCGGTCTTCCTGAGATCGACGGTCGAGCGTGTTTCCAGATCCAGAAACAGCAGGTTGTCGATACTGGTCATCAGAACCCGTCTTCCATTTCCTCGACCACGGCGTCGAAATCCTGCGCCGCCGACGTGCGGCCGAACGCCCCGTCGTGCTTCAGCAGCTGGACGTTGCCGAGGCCCAGTGAAACGCCCACGCCAATGTTGTTATAGACGAACGGGCGCACCGAGATGTTGGCCCAGCGCCCGGCGTAAACCGCGCGCGGGTCGGTGACCGGCTCAAGCGAGGCATCGACGATGGCTGGCTTGTCCTTGGAGCTGGCGGATATGAAGTGCCAGCCTTTCTCGTAACCCGCCATGTGCTCCTTTTCCTCGGCGCGGCGGACGACGCTCTCGGGGCGGCGGGCATTGGCCGGCCATTTCTTCACGTCCTTGCCCCATACCTCCGCGCACAGATCATTGAGCGCCTTGAGCAAGGGCGCCACGTCGAAAGTGGGCGGCAGCAAGAGGGTGGTGGTGTACTTCTCTTCGCCGCCGTTGTACGAGGAAGTCTCGAGCAGGAAGGGGAAAGACAGGCGGCCGGGGCCGAGGCGAATGGTTGATACAACTGGTTTCTGTGCCATTTGGTTACTGTTCCTCTGTGTTGACTATTTCAAACTCGATGCGTGGAGACACCGCCACGCGCGGATCGGACGCCGGAACCAAAGTGGTTCCGGGATCTGATAGTGTAACCAACTCGTTCCATTGAGCCGGTTTCTTGATCTTTCGCGCCTTCAGAACCTTCTCGATCTGAGTCGGGCTGTGGAGTTTGGTGACGTAGGCGTCCTCGTCCAGCAAAGCCGACAGAGTGTGCTCCGCCTCATCCTCGTTCGCCCATACCCGCCTGCCGCGCTTATCGACCAGCTTCCACCCCGGTATTTCCTCGCCGCGATCAGCGAGAGATTTGGCGTGAACCTTGACCGCGTTCATCCACGCTTCAACCAGCTCCACCCCATGGAGAACAGCGCCAAGCTGAATCGGAGAAAGAGTTGTCGGATCGGAAGGTGTCTGAATGACCAGCCTGTCTTCCGCCACGAAATCAAAATCAGATCGCGCATTCGCCAAAGCGAGGCCACGCAGCGCCGGGCAGTCACCGGCGGCGCGGCAGTATTTGCAATGCTCGCCCGCATGACGCGGGGCATCAGCCGCCGTCGCCCGCTCGGCGATCTCAAGGAGGTCGGCGGCGAAATCATGGATCTCCGCCGTTGTCAGGATGGTGCGGCGCGGCGGCCCGAGGGCCGGCTGGACGACCACGAGTTCTATTTCGGTGATCTCGTTAGCGAGGCCAGGCGGCAGGCTCCAGAGGGCTCCCAGGCCGTATCCGCCCGCCTGTAGATTGGCCCGCCCATCGGGGCGGCGGATCTCCACGCCGTGGTATCCCGTCTTGAGATCGGCGACGTATGCGCGGGGCGGGGCGACGATGAAGGCGTCGGCCGTCCCGGTATAGAGTTCATGTAGCGCGGTCATCTCGATCGGCTGCTCGACGTGGAGCGTCCCGCCGAGGCGATCGTGCGCGGACTGAACCTCGATGACGTAAGCCATCACCATCTCCGCGCCCTCGGGGTCCTCCGGGATGATGTCGAACGGCGACAGGTTCTCGCGCAGGCAGGCGGCGGCGACCTCGTGCAGATCGCTTCCACGTTTGGCGTAGACAGAGGGGGTGTCGGGCCGACCTTCCTCGGCCTTCATGCTACCGGGACAACATTCCCGACGCTCAAGGACAGACATGCCGAGGGGTGAGTGACCTCGCGTGGTCGGGGTATCGTTCACGCCCCATACTCCGCCAGCAGGGCATGCGCCGCCTCGGCGATCGCGGGCCACGTCGCGGGATCACACTCAGACAGGCGACGCGCGCCGCCACAAGTTTCCAGGATGTTGGTGATGGCTTTGACCTTGAGCGGATGCACCGCGCCGACTTTGCTCAACAGAGAGCGCATGGCGGGCTCATCGAGGATTTCGGGAGGTGGAGGCGACGGGGCCAGCGGTGTCGCATTGATGGGTGCTTCCGCGCCATTGGTCTTCGCGCGGCGGGGGGCTTTGGGAAGGCGCGGCGGGGGGATGCCCTCCGTCGCGGGATAGTCTTCGTCGATGATCGGAAGAGCGGATACAGGCTCCGGTACAAGCTTCTCGGTCTCCGGTACAAGCTTATCGGCCTCCGGTACAAGCTTATCGGCCTCCGGTACAAGCTTCTCGGTCTCCGGCGGCGAGACGATGATAATCTGCCCCGCCCTGCGGCGGAGGATGAACAACAACTCCTCCTCGGTCAGGTCGATCGAACAATTCACGGTGATACTCATGAGGTCTCTTCCAAAAGTTGAGTGACGATGCGCCGCTTGCGGCGGACGATGTCGGCGACCCTGGCGTCGATGCTGTCGGCGACGGCGAGGATGGAGATCCGCACCGGACGCGCCTGACCGGCGCGATACAGACGCGCGATGGCCTGATCGATGCTCGCCGCCGTCCAGTCGGTCTCCAGGAATATCGCCCGGCGGGCACTCTGGAGATTGAGACCAAACCCGGCGACGCGGACGGAGGCGACGAGGACGCGCGCGGCGCCGGCCTCGAAAGCGGCCAGCGCGCCGGCGCGAAGAGAGGGCGCGGTCTCGCCCATCAGGAGACGGGCGCCCATGGCGTGGCAGGCGTCGGCGATGGCCTGGAGCGCCGCGACGTGAACGCCGAACAGAACGATCCTGTCCGCGCCGCCTTCAATCTCGGATCGTATCAGATCGATCGCGGCGCGGCTCTTGGCCAGCGCGAGGACGCGGCGGGTGGAGGCGAGGGGGAGCAGCATGGCGTTCAGCCGCTGCCACCCCGCCTCGTCGCCGCCTTCCAGCTGCGTCAGGACGACGTTCAGTTCCGCCCGCTGGTCATCGGTCATCGATTGTTCGACCGCGCGCCTGTCGGCGGGGCTGATCTCCACCGGGAGCGTATCGACGGTGAGAGGTGGCAGGTCGGTCACATCGGACAGTTTCACGCGAGAGGCGCATTTCGAGAGGATGGCGCGGAGTTCATCCGTGTTCCTGGCCCCAACTATGACGGGGCCGAATGTCTTTTGGACGGTGACGCAAAAATGGTTGAGAAACTGCTGTTTCTGGACCTTGCCGGGGATAAGATTGGGGAAAAGACGGCTCAGATGTGGATGCAATTCGTCCGGTGAGTTGAGCACGGGCGTTCCCGTGGCGATCCAGACCCGGTTTGATCGGGTGAAGAGCGCGCCTTTACTGTAGATGGTCGCGCCGTAGACGGCGCGCGTTCTGGCGGCATTACCATGACCGAGAGCATGACCTTCGTCCGCCACCATGGATTCCCAGTATAGTTTGTACAGTTGTTTCCAGATCTCGACCCTTCTCATGAGATCGTAGCTGACGATCACGATATCAGCGGTGTCATCGACGATCGATTTGCCGTTGGTGATCCGCTGGACGCGGACGCCAGGACGCCAGAGTGCGATGTCGGCCAGGGTCTGAGGGATCAGGACGGCGTGGGTGATCCACAGCTGCCGCCCGCCCACGGTCGCTCCGGCGCGGATGAGGGCGGCGGTTTTTCCTACGCCAGGCTCCCATAATAGGAGAAAATGCCCCTTGGCCATATCAGGTATGACGGCTTTTTGATGCGCCCAGAGGGCGAGGGAAGAGGTCACCATTCCGTCGTCTCCTCGACGGTTTCTTTAGGCAGACCCGACAACAAAATCGCGTCGATCACCGCGCGCAATATCAAGATCCGGCCGGACAGGCGAATGGCGGGCAGTTCACCGCGCGCCACCTGCCCGTAGATTGTCCGTCCAGGGACGCCGAGAACTTTGGCGGCCTCTTTGATACTGTAGGTCTGCGGGGATGTTGTTTTAACCATGAGCGGGACGTATAACAGGTAGCGAACATGGCGACAAGAGGAAAAGTGATGAGGTTCACCAAGGAAAACACGCCGGAAGCGAATGACGATGATCTCAGGAAGATGAATGAACGCTATTATATCGTCGCCGATAGCGTGAAACCCGGCGGATTCGAGCCGTCTTTCCTGGAGAAACT